ATACTTCAAAGCTACAGCAATACGCTGACACACTTACTAATTATGAGGTTGAGCAAACCGATCTGTTTAACCATAAAGAAGTACTCAATATTGTTCAAACAATGCTACGTGATGGCGGTATTAAAACGCGGATCATCCGTCAATATATTCCAGTAATGAATAAACTGATTAATAAGTACCTTGGGGCCTTTGACTTGTTTGTTGACTTTCAACTTGATGAAAATTTTAATGAGGTTATCAAATCAAGGTTCCGTGACCAATTCTCGTATGCTTCGTTTTCTGAAGGAGAAAAGCTACGTATTACCTTATCAATTATGTTAGCATGGCGTTCAGTTGCCAAACTACGCAATTCAGTTTCAACCAATCTATTGTTACTTGATGAAACACTTGACGGTGCACTCGACTCGGTAGGTATTGAAAATCTGATTGATACATTACACAATCTTAATTCAGATGATAATATTTTTGTTATTAGTCATCGGGGTCATCAGTTTGGAGACAAGTTTGATTCCCATATTCGTTTTCAGAAAATAAAGAATTTTAGTGAGATCACAGCATGAATATAAAAACACTCCACAACGGTATGTCAGTTAATGGCATTAATGATTTAAAAACATCACTAACCTTATATGATGAATTCTTTGTTAAGAACACATATGACTGGTGGTACAAGGTACAGCCTGGTGATATTGTTATGGATATCGGTGCTTGTAATGGTATGTTTACCTGCAAAGCACTGGATCAAGGAGCAGCAAAGGTATATGCTGTAGAGCCAAACCCTATTCTTATTGAAACCATTTTTCATAATGCTATGCCGCATATCGTAAATAAAAAGACAAGCCCTCTGTCTGTTACGAATGCGTTTGTCGGTGGAAATATTGAAAACGGGTTTGGCGACTTTGATAAAGGTAGTGTTCCTATGTTATCATTTAAAGAATTGATTAAACGCCTTGAAATACAATACCTAGATTATCTTAAAGTTGATTGCGAAGGTGGCGAGTTCAATATGTTTAATGAGGAGAATTGGGATTTTCTATCAAATAACGTAAAACACATTGCAATGGAAGTGCACCTTGATGCATCACCGTCTGCACCTGATATGTTTATCAAAATGAGAGAAAAGCTACTACCAAAATTACAACAGGCAGGATTTCAATTGAATTTCCTTAAACCTGAACATAAAATAAAGATGTGGAATGATTCATGGATCAAAGGCAAATGGCCAATCGGTTGGGGTTCCTGTTGGATGATATATTTGACAAAAAAGTAGTTGACAGAAACGGAAATCTGTTATAGTATAGACATAACATTGAAAGGATATCCATGTCTAATTTTTACACCTCAGTTGAGCGTTTCGGTAATACCATCCTATGGCGCGGTTATGAAAACGGTAAACGGTTTGAACGCAAAGTAAAGTATCAACCAACTCTGTATATCACCACACAACAAAAAGAATCAGAATACCAGTCACTGTTTACAAAGGCACCAATCAAGCCAATGTTGCAAGATAGTATGAAAGATGCCAAGGAGTTCACCGAAAAGTATAAAGGTGTTCACGGACTTGAGATATGTGGTAATACAAATTATGTCTCACAATTTATTCAAGAAAAGTATCCTAATGAAATTAAATTTGATCCAACGCTCATTAACATTGTCAGTTTTGATATTGAGGTGGATATTGCTGATGGGTATCCTAACATGGATACTGCGGACAAGGAAATCACTTCCATCGCATATAAATCTTCAAAGTCAAACACATATCACTTGCTTGGCCGAAAAGAATATGATAAGCACAAGACCTTAACTGATATTGATACTGATGATATTCTGTGGATGCAGTTTGATACCGAAGAAGCATTACTCAAACGGTTTATTAGTATATGGGTAAATGACTATCCTGATATTGTTACAGGTTGGAATGTTGAATTCTTTGACATTCAATATATTATTACTCGTATGAAAAACCTATTAGGTGAAGAAAAGGTTAAAGAATTGTCACCGTGGCGTTCGGTCCGACCGTATTCCCGTGAGTTCTTTGGTAAAGATCAAGGATCATATCGTATCAGCGGAATTACCGTTGTCGACTATATGGATGCCTTCAAGAAATTTGGTTACAAGTACGGCCCACAAGAATCATGGAAACTTGACCATATTGCATATGTTGTGCTTGGTGAAAAGAAAATGGATTACTCTGAATACGGTAACCTAACTAATTTGTATGAGCAAAATCCTCAACTATATCTCGACTATAACCTTAAAGATACTTGGCTGATCCAACGGTTTGAAGATGAAACATCATTACTTGAATTGGTTATGACCGTTGCATATGGCGGCGGTGTTAACTATGGTGATGCATTTGGTACAGTTGGTATTTGGGAAACAACCTTGTATCGTAAACTGATTAAAGAAAAACGTATCCCACCAATCAAAGGTGGTCCAGGTCAACGTGCTGGAGAATTGGTTGGCGGTTATGTAAAAGATCCTAGAGTTGGTATGCACCCATGGATTGTATCATTTGATTTGAACTCACTGTATCCGCACTTGATGCTACAATATAATATGTCACCTGAAACCTACCTTGAGGATGAGCGTGAAAACGTATCACAGGATATGGTATTGAGTGGTAAATATCAATCAAGCCGTGAGAATATGTCCGTTGCTGCCAATGGTGCTTGTTTTACTAATGAGCATATCGGCATTATTCCTGAAATCATTAATGAGTATTATGGTAATCGTAAGATCATCAAAAAAGAAATGCTCGGTGTTGAACAAGAACTCGAGAATGCAACCGATCCTGCTATCAAAGAACAATTGAAACGTAAAGCAAACCAATTACATAACTCACAGATGGCTATCAAAATTAGTATGAACTCACTATATGGTGCTATGGCAAATGTTTACTTCCTATATTATATTAACGATATGGCTGAAGCAATTACAACCTCAGGTCAATTGTCTATTCGGTATGCTCAAAAGTCAGTAAACAATTATCTCAACAAGATCCTTAAAACTGATACTGACTATATCGTATATATTGATACCGACTCAATCTATGTTGATATGGCGCCGATTGTAGAATCAGCATTTGGTACTGTTGATGTTGACCGTAAGAAAGGCGAGGAGTTCCTTGACAAAGTTTGCCAAATGAAAATTGAACCAGTAATTGATGCTGGTTATGAAGAACTCGCAAAGAAGATGGGTGCCTATCGCCAAGCAATGGGTATGAAACGAGAAAAGATTACTGATAAGTCGGTGTTTATTGCTAAGAAACGGTACATTATGAATACACTGAATTCCGAAGGTGTTCACTATGAAGAACCAAAGATTTCAGTTACAGGTTTAGAATCAGTACGCTCATCAACACCTGAGGTATGCCGTGAGAAACTCAAAAAATCATTCAAAGTTATTATGAATGAAGGTGAAGAAGCAATGCAGCAGTTCATCCAGGATTTCCGTGAAGAATTCCGAACACTTAAACCTGAAGACATCGGGCGTAACAGCGGTACCGATAACATTGATAAGTACAAAGTAAAAGGTTCTTATAAGAAAGGTTGTCCAATGCACGTTCGTGGTTGTATTCTATACAACAATCATCTCAAACAGCTAGGACTAAATAAACGGTATGACTCAATTGCTGGTGGTGACAAGATCAAGTTTGTTTACTTGAAAATGCCAAATCCTATCCGTGAAAACATTATTTCGTTTCCAGGAGCATTACCTAAAGAATTTGAGTTGACAAACTACATTGACTATGATAAACAATTTGAAAAGGTGTTCCTCAGTCCGATTGAATCAATCCTTGATGCGATTGGTTGGAATGCTGAAAAAATTAACACACTTGAAGATTTCTTTGGATAAAGGTAACACCATGAACAACACAAAGCTTAATACACTTGAGGCAGCATGGCGGTATCAGAATACTGTTGTGGAAGCACTCGAAGCCGAAAATGCACCAGACAAATATATAACTATTGCTAAAAAGAAACGGCTACAAATCAAAGATAAGATTGCAATTTTAAAAAATGAGGTACTAAATAATGACTGATTGGGCAAATGATATTTACATGATGCATAACAAGTTTGGTGTGCGTGACTGGTTTGAAGCAAACAAAGGTGATAAGGATCTTATGGCGAAGTATTTGCGCTTTCGCCTAAAAATGTGCACGGAGGAATTAAATGAAACGATTGATGCCGCTCTGTTTGACAAAGATTCTGAAGAGATCGTTGATGGTCTTATTGACCTTTGCGTTTTTGCTATTGGCACTCTCGACGTATTTGGTGTTGATGCTAATGACGCTTGGGATCGTGTTTATAGTGCTAACATGGCAAAAGAGCCTGGAATTAAGCCGGGGCGTCCTAATCCGTTTGGGCTTCCAGATCTATTGAAACCTTCTGGATGGACAGCACCTAGCCACGAAGGTAATCATGGTAATTTAGATAAAGCGCTGTAAGTTTTACACTACTGTCACAAAACTTT